GAGGCACATGTCTAAACATGCAAACGTCTGGAAAGAGATGCAGTCTGTCTTGGCAGAGAATCGTCGTCTGAAAGAACTCTTGAAAGCGAAGAATGATTTTTCACTGGAAGTTGCTGTCTAGCACACGCATAATGTGAAGGGTATGTCAATGAGCGATTTCCAAGCACCAATTCCGAAAACACCTGAAGTCGTAGATCAGTATTTGGTGGAGTATTATCGGAAGGTTGGCGAGTTTTGCGATGGATGCTACAGTGAAGGCATCTCCCGTCAAAAGACCACTCCTGAACTGAAGGCGATGGATGAGGCTATCGACTACTTGGCCGGAATCCAATGGCGAGAGAAGTTGCCCAGCTATCGCCCGAAGCCGGTGTCAAACGAAGTTCTGTCGAACTTTTGGGAGACGATAGGACTGCTCACGGACGTAAAGCCGATCTTCCATATCTCTGAAATCGGGATGCCTGGGAACTACTCGAAGACCTCCAAGATTTTGAATGCGATGGTCAAGGGATGGGCGCGGCGAGACAAGTTCAACCAAACGCTTGCGTTCTGGACGATGTTTGGGATGTTCACTACCTCTCCAGTAATTCTCTACTGGAATCGGTTTGCCAGAGGAACAAGCGGAGACGCTTCAGACGCCGACATTTCCATGAAGCACCTAAGTCCGAAGGCTTTGATGCGGCTTGGGCCTACTAGACCTCATGGCATTGAAGAAGACGAGATGGACATTTACCGCCATCGGGAGACCTTGGACTGGATCAAGAGGGCCTACCCGAACATGGGCAGGATGGTTCGTCCTCAAGAGTCAATGAGCCAGTACGGAGTCGAGCAGCAAGTTCCTCCGAATGTGATGCCCCAACTGTTTGAGCAGTTGAATTCCGGCTGGAAACGGATCATGGGCGGCTCTGAGCAGTCGAGCGTTAGAAGTAAGTATCCAGAAGCGGAAGTCGTAGAGTTCTGGATGAATGACGACAGCGAGAACGAAAGCCGCAATACGATCTGGATGGGACCAGAGAGGGCTCCTTGGGGATATTGGGTCAAGCCGGGAGAGAAGTTGTATCCTCGTGGTCGGTTGGTAATCCGGTCGAACAAAGTGACGCTCTACGATGAGCCGAATCCCTATTTCCATCGCAAGAAGCCATTCGTCCTGATGGGTCTTCACTCAGTTCCTTGGCAGCAGTACGCATTGAGCGTGGTGAAGCCGTGGATGGATCAGAACGACATCCTCAACCAGATCATGTCGGGACTCTTGCAAGCTACAAAGAGGGCCTTGAGTCCTGCTTTGATGGCTCCGAAATCGGCTATTCACCCGGATGCTTTGAAGGCCATTGACGCCGGAAAACCGAACCTGAAAATTTCCTACAACTCCAATGCTGTTACGGGTCCGACATGGCAGACACCGCCGAACATCGGCAACTACCCAATTCCGATCTATCAGGAGATCAAGCGTTCGATCAAGGAGAACTCTGGAACCGATGCCGTCAATCAGGCACTTGGGAAGAAGCAGGTTCCTGGTGGAGATACGCTTGAAAAGATTCAGTTTTCGAAGACGACGCCAATCCGCTTTAAGGCGGGGAACGTCGAGACCGGAGTCAATGAAGTTGGGGAATTGTGGACGGCAACTGCCCTTCAGTTCTACGACGCATCAAGGCGTGTAGAGTGCCTTGGAATGGACGGGTTGACAAAAGATGACATTGACGACAGGCCGGGAAGTCTGATACCTGAAGGAGTCAATTCAGAATCTCATGTTCGCAAGTTCGGTTTTGAATGTGAGCAAGGATCGCTATTTGGATTCCAGAGACAGGACAAGGTTCAGATCGCAGGCGGGATGAGAAAGAACAGGGATTTGAGCCGTCGCAAGTTCTTCCAGATTGCGGTTCCAGATTGGAATATTGATTTGCAAGAGAATGATGACGAACTCTTGGAAGAAGCAAAGCAGATGGCTTTGGCTGGTGCTGCGGCTGGAGCAAAACCGGGGGCACATCATGGCGGGAAGTAGCGAGAAGTTTGAAAAAGAAGATGTGCCTTTGATTCTCGCAACACTCAAGAGAGCGCACGAAGGAAAGAAGTTCGCACGTTTGACCGTCGATTTCAACAAGGACGGCGGAGTTGTTTCGGTGCAGTTGGATACGAAAGACAAAGTGAAGTAGGAGAATCCAACGCATAAAAATCATTTGTGAAAAATAGTTGTTGCAAACGCAATCGTAAGTGTTTAATCATTTGTGCAGTGAGGCAGAACAGAGTACACCGCGAAAGCGGACTGGAACTCGGTAGCCGCTAGGGATTCATCCTTGGCGGCTTTTGTTTTGCCCCACAGACCTCCGGGCACTTTCCGGGGATCGCCAGTAGTACAGCGGTGAGTGGCCGCAACCAGAACATCGGCGAAATAAAACCCAGGGCGAATAACCCAGAAAGGACTACATCATGTTCGAAACCAAGCGTGGACACAAGCGTGGCAACGGCCGTTCCAAGAAGGCTCGTTAGGTCAAACGCCGGTCTTGACCGGCACTAACAAAGACGGGAGGCGTTCTTCGGGTCGCCTCCCGCAAACCTCTGAAGTGAGGATTGAAATGGCAAAGACAGGTAAAGGGATGGCCGCAACTATCGCAGAAGGCGGTCACTATGATCCGACCTCCGCGCCGAAGATGCACAAGGGCGAGTTTGCAGCGGTTGGAACCTTCATTGACGAAGGGGATATGACCACTGTTGAGCCTCGTGGCGTGAGTGTCAACGTGAAGACCGGCAAGACGCAGGTCGGAAACTCGGAGTTCTAATGCCTCCCATCGATAGACCTCCGATGTCGCCACAAGCCCAAGCCCAGATGGGGCCTCCGGGTGGTCCTGGTGGTCCGGGGTTTGGCCCTGCAATTGGGCAAGCTCAGGAGCAGGTGGGCAAGAACCAAGTTGACTTGGCGGTTTCCACGGTCGAAAAGATTTTGATGGGTGTACCGGACGACACGTTCCGCACCTACGTGACAAGGGCCTTGGCTATCCTGAAGACCGGAGCGGCTATGGCGCAACAGAAGGGTCCGCAATCGCAGCCAGGAGGGGTAGGACAACCTCCGGCGGCTGGAGCAGGCGCACCCCCTCCAACACAACCGCAATTACCTCCAATGCCGGGTCAGATGCCCGGTTAAACAGTGAATGGGTAACGCCCTATTGACCGTAGCTCAGACGGAGCCGGAAACGGAAGCTGAGAAGGAATAAGGGAAATGGCAGTCAAGACATTTGAAGAGATTTACTCTGGGCTTAGTGCCCAAGAGAAGACGCTCCTTGACAACGTGTTCGCAAAAGAACCCGAACTAAAAGGCGGGTGGCTTCGCCAAGACGACTACAGCCGCAAGCAGAACGAGTTGAAGTCGAAGCAGTCTGAATACGAGGAAGCCGTAGCATACAAGGCAAAAATGGAGCCGTGGTCGCAGGAAGCATACGACCGGATTCATGCCTTGGAAGAAGCAGGCGTTCTCGATCCCGAAGGTAAAGTCCTTTGGACAGACCAGAAGGCAGAACTCGAACGGCAGATTGAAGAGGCAAAAGCTCTTGGAGGAGACATGGACCCGAAGCAGTTGGAAGCACTCGTTACCGCGAAGGTACAGGAGATCGCCAAGAACGCTGGCGGTTTGACACGCGAAGAAGCAGCCGCACTCTACGCATCCGAAACCAAGAAGGTTGTGGAAGCCGGATTTGTGGAGCGTGAGGAGAAGTTCAACAAAGAAACCATTCCGTTCGTGGCCGGATTCTCCGCAGGGGTTGCAGTTCTGGCAAGCCGTTATGAGCAGGAAAGCGGCGAGAAGTGGTCAACGGAGAAGCAGCAGGAATTGTTCAAGTTGATGAACGTCGAACAGAACTTCGATGCTTTGAAGATCGAAGACAAGTTTATGTCCCCGATTCGTTCCAAGAAGGAAGAAGAGAAGCGGATTGAGGAACGGGCTGAAAAGATTGCCCGTGAGAAGTACGGAGTTGGATCGATGCCGGGTGGTGGAAACGAGCGGTACATTCCGCAGCCTCCGGGTGGAGATGCAAGGGGACTTTTGCAGAAGGCGTTGGAACAGAGTGCAGGGACCGGCGACAAGGGTCCGGTTGATGTACGCGATCTCGTCCGTGAAGGTGTGGTCGAGGGAGCAAAAGAGCTGGTTGAATCAGGGAAGTTCTGAAATAAAGGTTTTTGCGGTTTCCTTAAAAAACCGCGACTGCGATCTGAACGGGAAGCATGGTGGCTTCATGCGGAGCCTGAAAAGGGTAGCAGGGATGAGCTAGAGGGAAGCCAATAGGCAGAGCCTAATAGCCCGTGAAACGGCGCAAGCCTTAGTAATCATCTCTCGCCCGACAAGGGCAGTGTGAAAGGGAATACACCATGTTGACTTTTAACGACCTTACCAGCAAAACGACCGACAAGATCGTACCGCGTATTGTGGACAACGTGTTCAAGAACTCGCCGGTCCTTACGCGAATCAAGAACAAGCGGCGCTTTGAGTTTGAGGGCGGTCTGACGATTCGCCACAACATCATGTACGCGCCTCTGAAGGGCGGTTCGTACCAGCGCGGCCAAGCGTTCGATACTTCGGCTGTGCAGACGGACACCGCTCTCTACTTCAACGTCAAGCAGTATTACGTCAACGTGACCCTCTACGGTTCGGATCAGGTTTTGAACCGTGGACCGGAAGGCGCTTTGAGCTTTATCGGCTCGAAGATGATTAACGCCTCCGGCACGATGGCGCAGTTGCTTGCGGTCAACCTGTACGGCGATGGCGGCGTGAACGGTTCGACTTCGTTGAACTCGACGACCGACCTTGACGGTGCGGCAGCGGCTATCAACATCCCGGCCAACTACCCGGTCTACGGCGGCGTCACCAGAACGGACATCGCCTCGGCTGCGAACACCGGCATCAACGCCTACTATGCGGCTCCCACGGCTTTCTCGCTTGGCGCTGTGCAGACGGCATACGGTGCAAGTTGGTTCGGCCAGGAGAAGGTTGACATGATCGTAACCACACAGCCCGTGTGGGACGCGATGTGGAACAAACTCCAGCCTCAGCAACGGTTCAACGACGAGACTTCAGACGTTCACGTTGGCTTCCGTTCGTTCTTCTGGAATGGTGGGCAGGTGGTTGTTGACCAGTACCTCAACACGCTCGGTGGAGCGTACCAGATGTACGGGTTCAACACCAACTACCTGTTCTTCTACGTCTCGACGATTCCGAAATACGCTTTCGGTTTCTCTGGATGGAAAGAAAGTCAAAATACTGACGACGTGGCCGGTCAGTACTTCTATGACGGAAACCTCGTATTCGACGCCCCCCGGCTCAATTTTAACCTTGCCTTTTCAGGTCTTTAAGGTGATATTTGTCCTATGACTAGACGCAGAATGGCACCGAGATTAGCGCAAGGGCAAGCGGGAGTTTATACCGTTGCAGCACAGTTATTGTTGCGTGGAATAAACCCCTGCTTCCCAGCAGTTGATTGCGGTGCAGACATTATCACCGACTGGGGTACAAGAATCCAAGTAAAGTGCTCACATCGAAAAGCGAGCATTTGGGGCGGAAGCTATCACTTTATGTTGAGCACCTTAACTACAATGTGCACCTCGTGGAATGACTATAAAAAAGGGGTGCTTCCAGGTAGAGGACCAAGGGTATTCAGCAACGAGTGCGACTTCTTTGTGTTCTGGGGGATTACAGACAATCGGTTCTGGATTATTCCTTCGTTGATTCTCGACGGTAGAAAAGCGGCGGTTATGGTGGGTCCAGATACTCCATGGCTACATCTCGATCAGGATGCCGTATTGGCAGACCATAAGGCGGGAATGACTACGAGAGCAATTGCTGCAAAACACTCGATATGTCAAAAAACCGTTTTGCGTGTCATCCATGGGAATATAATTCGCACCGACGTTGATACTGAGTTCAACAAGACCCTGTTGAAGCATGAAAACCGCTGGGATTTACTTTTAGCGGAGGAACAACTCCTCTCTGAAGGAGAGGCAAATCTTGAAGTCTCTGCGATAGCAGAGGAGGTGTAACGACATGGCATTTTTCAATCCAAGCAATCAACTTCTTCAGATCGACACAGGCTCTGTCTCGACCTATCTAT